TATTAAGTTCACGGCTATAAAAATCACGAATTAATGAATAACAATCTTGCCATCCATGATAATAATTACGTCCTACCAGAGGTGCTTTATAACCAGATGGTTCATATATTTGAAAATCAATATGGGGATATGAACAAATCACCCAAGGTTTTTTATGTAACTCAATTTGTGTTAAATCTAATTCAGAAGCCCGTGTAGTTCCATCTGGATGACTATGAACATAGGCCTGAATTTCCCCCTGATCTTCAATCATAGATAAATCTTCAGGATGGATTTCAAATTGATCATTTTGAGTAGAAATATTACGGCAAGGAATATACTGACGATCTACAATCACACCACAGCATTCAAGTGGGTAACATTCATCGGCATGTACCATAATTGCTTTTTTAATTTTTGCTGAAAGTTTCATAATCAACCTGCTTTACATCAAGTTTGAAGCTGGAAAGCCGCCGTATGATAAAGGCTGATTTTCACCAAAATGTAAGCGACAATCTCGTAAACGCCCCCCACACCTATCTTGGGCTGGGTCATCAGTAAGCTCACCTTTTTCTGTATACATTGCCGTACCTATATAACCACACTCCTCACCTCGATAACGTCCTTTACAAGCCCATTCGCAAAGTGAAGTAATCTGCCTAACAGGGATTTCTCGCCCTTCATTATCTATCGGATTAGAAAGTTCAAATGTGACTTGCTGAGCATTTTCAGACGTTTTCTGTTCTATGTACCAAATCTGTTCTTTTGATTCATTTGCTGCATTTGTATTACCAGAAGAAAAGTTTGAAGCATCTAAATATTTAGCCATTGTGGTAATGACTTTTAATTTAGCATCAGCAAAATCTTTAAATTGTAAACAATAAGCCGAAACAGCTCCTTGAATACCATTAATATTATTTGCAATTGCTAAAGTTGGACTAGATGCTTTTCCATCTGAACGCAATTCTAATTCAGATACTTTAATTGCTAATGGTTCATAAGTTTCACCTTGCCAAATAATATTTGGTTTCCATTCACCATTATCTTTAAAACTAGCATGGCCATGAAATCGTAAAATACCTGCACCAAGATTTCTTGCATCTAACTCATAAAGAGTAATGATTCCATCTACTTCAAGTTTCTGAAAATCACTGACGAGAGACATATTTATTTCCATAAAAAAAGCCCCTTTTCAGGAGCTTATAAGTGAATAAGTATTTAAGGATAATAAACTTGGGTAAATGTTGTACTAATACGCCACCAACCACCACCTAAATGTACAGGTTGATATTCACCCACTTTTACACGTACTTCACCATCTAAAGGTGAGTCCCAAAGAAATGATTTTGAACCTTTATGTAAGTCAAAAAAATTTTTAATCTCTAAAATATTTTTTTCGGTATCAGTCTTGGTATATTGCCACTGACTAGAACAATTATTAATACCTACACTTACGGTTTGTTCATAACCATCACCAAAATTTGTATTTAAGACATTAAATGTACTTTTTTGGGAGTTACCATCTAAATCTTGATTCCAAGTAAACTTAAGGGCACTCATAAAATATTCCTAAAATATACAGAGCAGCTATATAAATACTTATTCACACAATATTTAAATGATAAATAATTTATTATTTGCTCTATTAAAATACAAATTAAAAAAATAAAATATCAAATGAGATTTATTACAACTATTTAAACCAAAAAATAAGATATATTTCAAAAATCTAAAAAATTAAAACAACAGTATTAAAAATAAAAAAAGCTAACTTTATTTTAAAGCTAGCTTTCAATATATGTCGAACTTATATTTCGACCATCTTAGTTACACTATACTTTAGTTTTCAGAAAAAAGAAACTATAAATTAATAGAGGTTATTTAAATTATTTCGAATTGAATAATCTCTTGAATCTATTATTTTTAAAAACCTAATTGGTACATTTTACCCACGAATCGCATTATATAAAATCCGACCTTGACGTAATTCTTGAAGTAGTACTTGTCGAATTGTATTCCCAAGCACTTCTCCAACTAAATTATATTGACCAGATGAGTCAACTTGACTACTACCATCTGAGTTCACTGTCACATTTACCGACACAGGAGCATTAATGGCACTTCCTGTTGGAGGAAGTTCAGCATGTTGAGGCACGATAATTTGACTTGCGTCTGTTTGAGGCAACTCACCTGTTTGGTTCATATAATTAAGATTATCCAAGCCAATCTTTTTAGCTGAAGATTGTTTAATCATGAACTCTTCATTAGAAGCCCAAATAGGAATACTGTCACTTAAACCATTTCCCAAACCTCTAATTTGTCCACCAGTTGCAAAGCCTTGAATTGTTTGTGCTGCCATAATACCAACTGAAGCATAGCCTGTAGCTCTTACAAAAGCAGCTAAAAATGAACCATATGCGCCTCCTTGAGCCAAAGCTTTAGTTGCACCTTCTTCAGTATTTACAATAGCTTGAGCAATTGACGCTGCTTTTGAAGCTAAAAACATCGTTTTATATAAAGCATTCGATTTGCCTGCTGACTCGGCAACCATATTTGCCATCTGATCAAATACTTGTCCAGTCATGCCCGCAATTTGCGAATAAACCTGCAACTTTGTTTCAAATTGTTGTTGAGTTAAATCAGCTTCACGTTGTGCATATTCTTCATCTAAAGCTGATTTCGCTATAAGATATTCTTGATGTGCAGCTAATAATTGAGCACTACGTTCACTTTCATCATCAGTTGCTAAAAATATACCTGCTCGCTGGTCACGGTAATCTTGATCGATAGAACCATTTGCAACATTATATTGATTTTGCAAAGTATCCCACGCAGCTCTATTCGGATCACGTTTTGTGGATACCACATCAAGACTTTTTATAGCGTGATCTTCCATTTTCTGGCTATTCTTAGTAAGTACATCAGCTATTGCCATGTCCTTAGCTTGTAATAACTTCTCACGTGTTTCTTTTGTAAGTTGTGAGTTTTTTTGAATTTCATCGCGCTCAAGTTTATAGCGGTTTAATACAATCTCTGTTTCACTCAGATAAGCTGCTATGGCTGCCTGGACTTGTTGCTGTTCTTCTTTTTTAACTGCTTCGATATCAAGGCTTTTTTTACGGTCTAATGCCTCTTTTATTTCTAAAGCTTTTTGAGATTTCCCATACTCATAATCGGCATTAGAGTTAATTAACTCTTTTTGTCGGTCATAGTTTTGTTCAATTTGTTTAATTCGATCTGTTTCAAAAGCGAAGTATTGGTTGTACTCTTCCTTTTTATCAGACTCAAGTTTTGCAAGTTGTGCAGCATATAAAGCATTTTCTTGATCAATTAGCTTTTGAAACTCAGGGGTACCGCCGTGGGTTTCAGTAATTTGATCAATATGATCTTTATGCTCTTTTGAGAACTTTTCCTCTGGTGTTGCATAAATTGCAGCAACATTAGCTTTTTTAATCGCTTTTTCTTTATTTGAAGCAATAAGATTTTCTGCAGTTTTGAGCTGATCAGCTTGAGAAGGATTAACCATCGAATCATCAATGGTAGAACTATTGTTAGCTCCAGCTGTATATTTTAACGCCGTTTTCGGATAGTTCTGCATTTCTCTTGCTTTAGCAGGCGACAAATATAATTGGCCATTTATAACTTTATGACCACTTTTAGTTTTAACTTGGCTTGAAATTCTACCTGCTTTTAATGCTCTTGTTCCGGCAACTCCTCCATTATAAGCCATTAATGCATCAGACCAGTTACCAAATGCTTTATATCCTCTTAATAATTCTTCTGAGACTGCTCTAGTATAAGCAGCATCAGAATAGCCGCCAGCTTTTAAAATTTTAGCATGTTCTCTACGAAAAATTGAGGTTGTTTGAAACGGTCCTGTTGCGCCTGTCGGGCTTGTAAGATTCTTACCACCAGATTCGGTAGCAATTAAGCCTGTTAAAAGCCCCGCAGGAAGCCCTTCCTTTTTTGCAATTTCTTCTAAATTATTTTTAGAAACAAACAGCCTTGCTCCATTAATTTTTCCCTTATCGTTAGTATTAAAAGTATAGTTTTTACGCTGAAAGTCATTATCGAGAATTCTTGTTTGATCATTATCAATTTTGCTTGTATATCCCAATCCAGCTTGATCACGGTAATTTGCAATATACTCTGCTTTTTCTTTTGTCCAACCTTCTGCAATTTTAGCTTCAATATATTCTTGGCGTTGCTGACTAGTCAGAATATTTGTTAGAGCATCGCGTTGCTTTTGAGAATACGTATTCCATTTATCGGGCATAATACCCAGTAAACGAGCCTGATTTTCTAAAGCTACATTTAGCTCTCCCTGAGCTTTACTATTTTGCTCAGTTGTTCCCGATAAGACATCAACAACTTCCTTTTGTCTTTCAAATTTTTTACTAACTTCTGCTGAAGCTGTTGCCTGTTCATCAATTTTCGCTTTTGATTTTTCAGACACACCAGATAATTTATTAATTTCAATAGCGAATTGTTCAGTCGTTAATTGCCCATCCCTAAATTTCACAACTAAATCACG